CAATAACTTTTTCACACGAACTGATTTGTTCTTTTGTTAATTTATCTCTTTCTACTTCAAGTGTTTCCCAAACATGATCACCAACATATTTATAAAGATCGCCAGGTAGCCCTAACGCAACCAGGTTTACATGTGGTGCTGTTACTTCATCTTTTGTTAATGCTGAAAGATGTTGAGAACCATTATTTGAACCATCTACAAATACCTCTATTTGTGATTCATAATTGTAATCTAATGGATCATCTATTGCTTGCTGATAATTTCTTAGATTATTTAATTCATAACAAGCTGCTAGGAATTGCCATGGCTTATCAGCTTTCATCCAACCTTGATTTACTTTAGGGTTTGCGGCATATGATAATAAAATTTCTTCATTGTCTAATGCCCAATACCCTCGATCATTTAATGGAATCTTATCTGTTTTTGCTCCGTCATCTCTACCTGCATCACCTGCCCAGTTATTTGCAATTGACACTAATAACCAAAAGAAGCCTTGTTCACCAATAGCTTTCTTATCTTCTCTTAGTAATAAACCTTTTGCAAGATCTGAACCCTGTTCATGAAGATAAGCTGTAGCTGGATATTTACGACCTCTAAAATCACAATAGTATAAATGATAAAATGTTTTATTTAAAAACCTTCTAGCAATATCTCCAATTGCTTTTGCTTCACGAATTTTAGATGCTTTTGCTTCAGGATTTTGAAGTTCCCAAATATCAGCAAAGGCATCAGTTTTATTCCTAAGTGCCCATAAATGTAATTCATAAATTGGTGTATTTATTTGCCATCCTGTTTCTTGAGCTCTATTAATAGTATCAAATACAATAGGATGTGTTTCAGGTGTTAAAATAGTTAATACATCTTTATTTGCTGTTTTTACTAAGTTTGCGCCTAGTGGATGTTTAGTAGTTGTCCACGGAGCATATGGTATTTCTGAAGGTAATTTTTCAGTTTTAGTAGTGGTAATTGTAGCCCATAAATTACATATAGCTTCATCATTTAAAACTTCAATCATAAAGGCTTGATGATTATTAGTACCCTTACCAAGTTTAACTTTAAGTAAATCTAATAGTTCAAATGAATACAAAAGAAATCCACCAGCTTTTGCAGCTAATGCAGAGTCTTTTTTAAGTTGAGCTTTATTACGAACACCATGCCCAATTGCTGAAATCATTTCTGTTAATAAGATTAATTTCTTGTGAGATCCTCTTGTTACTCGTGTATATAAATATACAATTGAAATAGATAGATCTACTAATTCTTCAACGCTTAATTCCTTTAAAAATTTTACAGGATTTTGTGCTGAAATTTCATTACGTAATCTTTCTGTTATTGAATCAACTAGTTTTTGTTTTGTTGGATTCATTAATATTCCTCAGTGTTATATATAGTAGAAAACCTGCAGTAAAACATAAAAACCAAATAAAGTAATTACAAATACAAAAGCTCTTCTAATCGCTAAATAACACACAGCTGTAACGATAGATAGAATTTCCATACTCTCACTTATTTGGTAAAAAAAAAAAAAAAAAAAAAAAAGAAATTAAAATAATACCCAACCACCCCGTGAAGGATGATTGGGTTGAATTACTTAAATAAATTTATTCCTTCTTTATAATACTTAATCTTATCAATAAAGGTACATTGATTTAATTTAAGTCTTTCGTGTCGTTCAATGTCTTTATCAAGTTGATTTAATAAATATCTTGGATACCACGTACACCACCAAGCTATTACTCTTGCTTCGACTATTGGAGACGGATCTGTTTCAAAAGATCTAAATCCTTTTTTCAGAACTGTTTGCCAATTATCCGACATGTTTACGCCATACTTCTTTCCAACTTGATTCAGGAATAATTGCCTTCTCAAGTTTTAATTGTAATCTATTTGTGATTACTGTTTGTCTTGCTAACTCTTCTTTTAAGTTTGTTTCTCTTATTTGAGTTTCTTTCAACTCATTTTGTATTACGACTAACTTTTGTTTTGTTAAATTAAGCTCTTGCATTGCTGTATTTAACTTAGTATTGTCAATAATAATAGTTTCATCTTTTATTGGAAAGATAATATAGATAGCCGCTACTATTACAACTACTTTTAATGCCTCAGTTAAAAAAGCTTTTATTAAAGCTATTTTAGGTTGATTTTCAACTATTTCAATACTTTCTGTATAATACATATAAATCTCCTCTTGGATTAGTTAAATTGTTTTTCAATAACAGGCGCTTTAGTTATCATTTCTTTACTACTATGATAAGCATATAGTCCTGCTGCTGTACCGCCAACTAATGCGGCTGTTGTAGTACCTACTACTGATGCTGCAACTGCAATACCTGCAATTATACCCCCAACAACAATACCCCGTACAATTGCAACTTCTGTTCGAGATGGTGTTCCTAAAGACAATTCATCTTCTACTTTATTTACATTTGATGTAGTACTGTCATATACTTTAACAATTTCTTCTTGTGCTACTGGGTATGTAACTACTTCAGCTGAATCAGCAAAAGCATTAAAACTAACTAACATTAAAACTGCTATTAAGATTTGTTTCATTTTATTTTCCTCTTGGATTAATTAAATTACTATATTTCTACTTCATATAAGATACTTGCTTTACCGCATTTACTTCTGGATCTTTATAAAACTTATGATTATTACTTTGGCCTAAGTATTCCATACTCTTTGTCCATCTTGGAGCATCAATACTTATTGCATAGTAATGTGTTGCTTCTTTGAATTGAGGAGGAATTCTTGCCTTTCCTGTTACAATCCCTTTAGCAATTCTTGTGTATTCTTTCAATTGCTCATATGGCATCTTTTTGTGTTTTTCAAGTGTCCATGAAAATTGTGATTTTTGATACACAACTCCACAAATACTTGAAGGATACACTCCAGATATAGCTCGATTTATGGTTACATTAGCTACTAAAGTAATACCTAATATACCTTCGCCTCTTGCTTCATAATACATATTTTTTGCTAAACATTCTATATCTTTGTCTGAGATAGCTAAAGACTGAATTTCAATCTCCTCACTATCTTGAAGTAAGGGGAATTTAATTTCTGTCTTTGTCTTTTCAGCAGGCATTATTGTTTCTAATGTATATGCTGTTGCTAACGCTATTGTTACAAAAATAAAGATTCTTTTAAAAATCCCCATCACTTTCTCCTTTATTTAAATATATGTAATTGACAAATCCTTCCCTTGTCTCTAAACACATTCTTTGCGCTACATAACCCTAAACTTCCACCTACTAATCTAGGTTTAAAATTTGCGCAGTTACCGCATGAACCGCCTGCTTCTTTTGCTTGATATGTATCCAATGTCTTTTGACGATAATCTGGAGTACTTCTTTGTCTCAACGATATTGGTTTAACTTTTGATATAAGCATTTTAATCTCCTCTTGGTTTAGTTTAATTACTTCTTTGTTGGTCTTTCATATAAGATGCTCCTTTTTCCGCAGTTATTTTTGATTAAAAACCCCTAATAGTTTTACCTATCAGGGGTTGTGTTACTATTGTGCTACTATTGCCACACCAAACTTAGCCATAAGTCCTGTCACAGCTAAACCAATAATGATCAAGACAAGGCCGATAATACCTGCCACACCTTTTTTCATTATTTCTTGTTTTAGTGAATTATAAAAATCTTTCTCTGCCTTCTTTGCTTCCATCCAAGCTTCATGTTCTTCTCGATGCTTGTGAGGCCCTGCTGGAAAAGCATAAGAGATCTCTTCTAGTTGTCTTAAAATACTATCTAATTTATGTGATATATCTTCCTTTTCGTGTTGGGAAGATTCGTTAATAGGATCACTCACATTCTATTCCTTATATTTATTATATTTAATGATATACTAATAACAACTATATTTGTGAGGTAATAAAGGGAGGGACAGCTAAGGGTTAATTTAACGGGCTCCACGTTACTAATATATCGACTTCTTTTTAACAAAAATTGGTATCTTTATTTGTGAGGGATAAAGACCAAAAATTTTTGAGAGTTGATAGTGAGGTACCAACTTCCCAAAATATCTACGCTATGCTCTTAGAACTGAGCTAGATGGATTACTGTTGTGGCAAGTTCTCCATAAAGCCATATAACCAAATTGCTCCCAACCCTGTGTAACAAGGATGCGACAAAGATTATCATTTTTATAAAACTGACTACAAGGCGATAAAACATATTTTGCTTTAAGTCCTTCAGCATATTTTATAAGACCTTCATGAGCTAATACAACTGCTCTAAACGCTGCTAACCCTTTAAGATCGCAGTAGTAATAAAGTTGTTGTACTGTCTTTTCAGAAGAATGTGGTATATTGACTTGATTTCCTTTAATAAAACCATGAATAGTATTATCTACCATTATTAAACGTAAATAAGAGCCTTCTTGAATTGCTTTCCTAAGTTCTATTATACTTTTTTGTAAGTCTACAGGAATCATTCCTATTGGATTTTGGCTTGCATAAAGATTTGCTATAAAACTTAATTCAGTATCACTTAAAGGTATTTTAAGATGAAGACCTTTTGTTTGTTTACCATACGATAGCATTTACTTCTTCTTCTGTATTTGCAATTTCTATTTGTTTTTGTATTTCAATATTTTTAAGTATTTGAGTAGATAAATGAAGTTTTCCATCACTCATAACTTGCCTATCTCTTCTGCAGTATGCAATCTATATTCCCAT